CCTCAGACGGAGCCTAAGACATGGAAGACCTAGACACACAGACCCCGGACATCGTGCCTGATGCCCCTGCAAGCGCGCCAGATGCCCCGCCTCCCACGCTAAGCGATGCGCTGGACAATGCGTTTGACAACGTGTTTGCCGATGAACCGGAAATGCAGTCAGGCCGGAACCGGGATCAATCTGGCCGGTTTGCCAAGGGCGAGGGCAAAAGCGAAGTCCAGGCGAAGCCAAGCGAAGTTGCCCCGAAGTCTGGCGAAGTTACCCCGAAGGTGGGCGAAGTCGCCTCGCAGACCGCCGAACAGTCGCAGAACCCGGACGAACCGCCTGCACGCTTGTCCGCAGAAGCGAAAGCCCAATGGGCCGCCCTGCCTCCTGCGGTGAAAGCTGACGTGCATCGGACCATCCGCGAGATGCAAGGCGGGATCGAGAAATACCGCAACGAGGCCACCCGCTGGCAAACTGACGTGGCGCCCTATGAAACCCTCGCCCAGCAATACGGCATGGACATCAAAGGCGTCCTCGCCGATTACGAGGGGATGGCCCGCATGATGGCCACCGACCCCGTGCAAGTGTTCGACACACTGGCCAAGCGTCATGGGTTCACCCTGCAAGACGTAGCAGCAAACGTGCTTGGCCAGGATCTGGACGAATATGCCAAGCAGACATCGCAGGAGATTGCCCGTCTCCAGCAAGAAAACATGGAACTGAAGCGCCAGACGCAGACCTATACCCAGCGTCAGCAGCAGGAAGTTCAGTCATTCATTACCGACTTTGCGGTTAAAAACCCCAGATATAGTGAGCTGGAGCCTCAGATTGCCGGTATATTGCGGTCAGGTCTTGTCACAGCTACCGAACCGCGTTTAAGATTGCAGGAAGCCTACGAGATTGCCGACCGGCTCAAACCCGCGCCGCGCACTGCCCCGGCCCCGCAAAACCCGGCCATAGCGGATCAGACCCGTAAAGGCCAATTGAGTATCACCGGCGCTCCTGGGTCAGGCTCAAACCCTGCAAACCGAAAGACGCCTGCATCGGCCCGTGAAGCCCTTGACCGGGCTTTTGACCAATACGGGCTTTAACCCCACCAGCAGGAGATTGTCATGCCATTGACATCCACAGAGAAGCTTCAAGAAGCGTTCTCGCTGGCACTGGAGGACCGGAGCGCAGGTTACGCAGACCTCGTTTCTAACTCCAACGCCATCTTGAGCGTCATGAAAGCCCGCGACCAGTTCAAGCCGTTCTCGGGTCCGACGATCCGCGAGCGTCTGCTCTATAACGAAAGCGGCACCTATATCCGTTACGCCGGGTATCAATACCTGAACCCGTCGCCGGCGGAATTGTTCAACGATGCCGAGTTTACGGCAAAGCAGGCAGCGGTCAGCGTCACGCTTTCGGGCGAAGACATCCTGAAGAACTCGGGCCGTAACCAGCTCAAGAACATCATGGAAGAGCACATCAGTGCAGCCGAGACAGAGCTTACAGACCGTTTTGTCGAAGACCTGCACTCTGCCGGCACAGCGTCCAACCAGATTGGCGGGCTTCAGCTTGTCATTCCGACGACGGTGAACTCCGGCACGTATGGCGGTATCAGCCGCGTGGACAACGCCATCTGGCGCACGTCTTCATACGATGCCAACTCGATCACGGTTGCGGGCACTGCCATCACAGGCGTCACCTCGACCACGGTCAAGCCGCTGTTCGATCACATCATGATCCGTTCCAGCCGTGGCCAGAAAGGCCCGAACCTGATTGCGTGTTCTGCGGAACATTACATCACGTATTCGGCAGCGACCACGAACATCCAGCGCATCAACGACGAGAACGGTCTTGGCAAGCTGGGCTTCACGTCGCTCAAGTATTACGGCGGCGGTAAGAGCGTGGACGTTGTGCTTGAGGGCGGAATTGGCACGGCGATGCCGTCAAACGTCAGCTACTTCATCGACACGTCGGCGCTGAAGTTCCGGTATCACCCGGACAGAAACTTCGTCAAGTTTGGCGGCAAGCAAATGCCGATCAACCAGGACGCGGTCGTGCAGCACATTGGTTTTTATGGCAACCTGACCATGAACAACCCGCTGCACATGGCCAAGCTTCTCGACAGCACGCCTTAAGGGAGATTGATATGTCATACGGTTCAAGCGAAAATTCCCTGATCGGTCAGCCGATTGCGGAAACCTCGACCACCCTCAAGCATCGCCTTGGGGACCGGTTCAAGTGCTCGGACGAGACCTATGGTCCCGGCGAGTTTATTTATCTGGCAGGCGTTGCCTCGACCGCTGTTGGTTCGTGGGTGACGTTCAACCAGGATGACCACACGACGGCCCTCCTCGCCGCGAATGCGATTGGCCCCGTGGCGATTGCCATGTCGGCAAACACGTCAGCAACCAGCTACGGCTGGTATCAAATCTACGGCAAGGCCGTGGGTGCGGTGCTGACGGGCTTTGCAGACAACGGCAACGCCTATGCCACCGCAACTGCGGGCAGCGTGGACGACGCCATTGTCGCTGGCGACCTGGTCAAGAATGCGAAAGGTGCGTCTGCCATTGGCACGCCTTCCGCTGGTCTTGCCGAATTCGAGATCCAGTATCCGTTCATGGATGACGGCCTCACGGCTTAATCTTAATGCCGGGGGCGGGATTATTCCTTGCCCCCGGTTTCCTTTCACAATCCCTCAGACGGAACCCCGCTATGGAAGATACCTCTCACCTGCACATCGAATTCTTTTCCCAGACGGTCGAGGATGCAGCCGCAACGGCGCAGCTTGGCATTCCGAAATTCAAGGACGTGGAATTCGTCCGCATCAAATACGTGGGCGACAAGCACTCAGAGCTTGTAGCGCCTGCCAGTGACCAGACATTCTGCCCGGAGCGCCGCGAGCAGATTAGCTGGAAAGAACAGTTTCCGCGCCATTACGCTGCCTTTGCTGAAAACAGGTCAATTCTTGTCGATGGCACCCCGCTGGATGAACTTCCCGGAATTACCGGCAGCAAGGTTGCCGAACTGAAGGCGCAGCGTGTGTTCTCGATTGAGGCCCTTGCTGGCTTGGATGGCACATTGCTCCAGCGTCTCGGACCCGGTGCGCGCGAGTGGAAAGGCAAGGCTGAAACCTGGCTGATGAAGGCCCGCGAAGGCGCGCTGGATACCAAGTTAGCGGCTCAGAATGCACAGATGCAGGACCAGCTTGCATCCCTGCGTGCGCAGATCGAGGCAATGGGCGGCAAGGCGCAAACCAGCACAGATGAGCCTGTCAAAGCCGAAGTCGTCACCGAAGGCCGGTTCATAGGCCACACGGCGGGCGACCTGCGCCGCTATATCGAGGCGACCAGTGGCACGAAGGTGAAGGGCAATCCTAAACTTGCCACGCTTAAGACGATGGCTGAAGAAGTCGCCAGTGCTGCGGAGATCAATGCATGAGCCTGCTAACGGTTTTTCAACAGGCTTGCACGTCAGGCATAGCTTTAGAGAAACCGGCAGCGGTTTACGGATCGACAACCCGCGAGCACATCGAGCTTGCAAACATTGCTAACGAAATGGCGGCCATGATTGCGGCCAGCCATGAATGGCAAATCCTGAACAAGATTGCGGTCATTACCGGCGACGGGACCAGCGAAGACTTTGCCTTGCCAGCCGATTACGACCGGCAACTGGATAAGTCCCAACTGTGGTCTACGTCGCTGGAAACCCCGCTTTCGCCAATCAGTGACCGGGACGAATGGCTTGGCCTTGACATTAAGAGCTTCGATTTCATCATCAATGCCTGGATCATTTACGCAGGCGAAATCCACATTAAGCCGCCTCTCGCTTCGGCTGTGCAGGTCAAATACTTCTACCAGTCCGACCTGTGGGGCCTGAACGGTTCAACGCCTATTAGCGAGTTCACGGCAGACACGAACACGTTCCGCATTGATGAGCGATTGCTGAAACTGGGCATCATCTGGAAGTGGCGGGAAATGAAGGGCCTGCCTTATGCAGAGGATTTGGCCACTTATGAGCGCCTGTTAGCCAAGCTGATAATGCGCGACAAGGGCAGCCGCATTTACCGCATTGGTAAGGCCCAGATGCCGAGAGATGCGATCTTTGCTTATCCGCAGGACATTGTTCCATGAGAATAGCGATGCAGCCCACGCAGCGCCCGCCCATGTATCCGGCGCCAAGGAGTGCGCGCCCGGTGACATTCCCGGCGCCCGTGCGCGGCTGGGTCACGAACACGAACCTTTCTGCCCCTGTAGATCAGGCTGCGCTCGTTCTGGACAACTGGATACCTGGCCAGACAGGCATCAAGGTTCGGGGTGGATGCGCCAAATATGCTACGCTTCCCGCAGCCTGCACGGCCATGTGGATTTACGAGAGCGGTCCTAACGAGAAGCTGTTCGCAGCGACCGGAACGGCGATTTACGACATTACAACGGTCGCCAACCCTGCAAGTGCGCCCAGCGCCGATGTCAGCGGTTTGACGGGTGGGGATTGGTCATTTGTGCAGTTTGAGACTTCCGGGGGAGATTTTCTCGTCGGGGTAAATGGCACGGATACGCCAAGGGAATATGACGGCACGTCATGGTCTACCAGCACGATGAGCCACGGGAGTTTGACGACTTCGACCCTGAGCCATGTCTGGGCCTTCAAGGAACGCCTGTTCTTCATTCAGGGCGGCACCATGAACTTCTATTACCTGCCCGCAGGTGCGAAGACCGGAAGCCTGACGCAGTTCAGCCTTGCGGGTGTATTCGGTAAAGGTGGCGGGTTATTGTTCGGGGGCACATGGTCGCTTGATGCCGGGGACGGTGTAGACGACCTGTGCGTGATTGTCTCCACGCTTGGCGAAGTGGCAGTCTACAAGGGCGACAATCCGAACAGTGCGAACACATGGGCACTTGTGGGCCGGTATGAGATTGCCAAGCCGCTTGGGAAACACGCCATAGAGCGGGCGGGCGGTGAGTTGCTTGTCGCGACTATTGAGGGCGTCGTCCCTATTTCGGAAGCAGTGAGCAAGGACCGGGCTGCACTCAGCCTTTCAGCGATCAGCCGCGCAATTGAGCCGGATTGGACTGTGGCGGTCAAGGATCGTTCCGGCCTGCCATGGTCGATGCTCAAGGTGGCCGAAAAGAACCTGATGTTTGTCGGGACGCCTAGTCCGAGCGCGTCAGTGGAAAAGGCCTGCTTTCTGGTAAACCTGGAGACGGGCGCATGGGCACGCTACACGGGCGCCCCTTGGGAAATCCGTGCTCAGGCTGCTTTGCTGGGTGTGCATTACACGGGCACCGGCACGGGGGTCATTTACCAGACCGATACGGGCGGCTCCGATGACGGGTTGATCTACGTGGCCAAATACGCAGGGCATTTCAGCCCGCTTGGCACGAATGCGGCGATCAAGTCCTGCAACCTCGTCCGGGCTAATTTCCGGGCGACACGGGCATTCATTGCGCAGGTATCGGGTAGTGTGGATTTCAGCGTGGCGTTTCCGGCTGCACCGGGCAGCGTGGCGAACTCGACTGAGGACACATGGGATACTGGCCTGTGGGATACAGCCTTGTGGGACGCGGCATCTGCTTCCCTGAGCGTAACATCAAACTGGCAGAGCATAGCAAAAGCCGGGTTTGTGTTTGCGCCACAGGTGCAGATCACCAGCGGAATAACGCCCAAGCCAGACGCAGAGCTGATGAGCTTCGATGTGCAGTATGAGACGGGGGCGATTGTCGTATGAAATTGCTCTATGGCCATTCGGATGCGGTGGAGCGTTTTGTCGCTAGCCTGATCCCCAGATGTGCGGATGGGTTTGGCCCATGCCAGGCGATAGGCGTGATCGACAACGAGGGTAAACTCCTTGCTGGCTGGGTCTGGCATGGTTGGGACCCGAGTGCCGAGACGATGGAATTCAGCGGGGCAAGCCTGACCCCGCACTGGATGACGCAGGAAATCCTGCACAAGCTGTTTTCCTATGCGTTTGACGAGGTTGGATGCCAGATGGTGCTGACTCGGAATTCGGCCCATAACAAGCGTCTTCACAGGCAGCTAAACCGTTACGGGTTTACGCGCTGGGACGTTCCGCGCCTGTTTGGCAGGGCTGAAAACGGGGTATTCTGGACGCTGACAGACGACGACTGGCGTGCTAACAATTTCCATCCGGGGACCAAATCACATGAGCAAACCACGCCCGCCCACACCGCCTGACCCTCAACAGGTCGCTGGCGCACAAACGGGCACGAACGTGTCCACGGCTATCGCCAACACCGCAATGGGCCAAATTAACCAGGTCACGCCTGACGCTTCGCTGACGTATAGCACAAGCGGGGATTATACGTGGACCGACCCTTCAACCGGCCAGAGCTATACCGTTCCGCGTTACACGGCGACCACGACGCTTTCCCCCGAAGCAGCGGCGATCCGCGCGCAGAACAACGCGGCGAGCCTGAACCTTGCCACACTCGCAGCAAACCAGTCTGGCCGGGCTGACCAGCTACTCAGCCAGCCGTTCAGCCTTGACAGCGTTCCGGGCGGTGCAGATCGCACGGGTTTCGGCCCTGCAAGCTATGGCGGCGATCTGAGCACGCCTCAGTTCTCGCAAGGCGGGGCACCGCTTCCCCAGACCGCTAACCTTCAGGACAGCTACACACCCGAAGGCGGCTTTTCAGCAGATCGGCAGCGGGTCGAGGATGCCCTTATGGGCCGTCTCGATCAACAGCGCGGTCGCGATATGGAAGGGCTGCGCACCCAGCTAGCTAATCAGGGCATCAACATCGGGACAGAGGCTTATTCGCGTGCGTTGCAGGATTTTGAGCGCACTAATACTGACATGCGGACAAGTGCTATTCTTGGCTCTGCGCAGGAGCAAAGCCGCCTTCTGGGCGAAGCACGGGCAGCGGGCGGGTTTACGAACCAGGCACGTCAGCAGGATTTCACGAACCGCGCGGGTCTGTTCGGTATGGGCGAGGATCAGCGGCGTTACGCAGATGCGATGGCGCAGCAACAGTTCGGCAACCAGCAAGCCATTCAGGGCCGGGGCGATGCGATTGCAGGCGCACAGTTCGCGCAACAGCAGTCCATCTTCGACGCGCAGGACAATGCCCGCGCACGGGCCTTGCAGGAACAACTTGCACTCAGGAACCAGCCAATCAACGAAATCACGGCGCTGATGTCAGGTTCTCAGGTTGCAACGCCTCAGTTCGGGATTGCACAGAGCGCGATGATCCCAACCACGGATTATGCGGGCATTCGTCAGCAGGGGTTCAACAACCAGCAGGCCAATTACCAGCAGCAGAACGCTAATTACCAAGCGATGCTGGGCGGGCTGTTTGGGCTGGGTAGCGCAGGTATCACAGCGGGCTTCCCGCGTCCACCGGGAGGCTGATATGCTCACGCCAAAAATGATGTCAATGGGACTTCGCCGCGCGCCGGGTATGATCCAAGGCGCTGCGCGGGGCGCCATGCAAGGCGTTATGCAGGCGCCAACCACCATGCGCGAAGCCTTGATGCAGCAATCCGGCCCACAACAGGGCGTTGCTGAAATCCTCTCGCAAGGCTTGCCCGAAATGATGCCAGACCTTGGCGGGGCAACTTCCGCAGCCTCTCGCCAACGCCAGATCGCAGACATGCTCTTACAGGGCGCACAGAGCCAGGATAACACATCCATTGCAGGCGGCCTTTCGCAACTCGGGCAGGCATTCCTTGCGCGGCGTGCAGGCCAGAAGGCAGACACGGCGGAAGACAAACAGCGCGAGATGGCAAACCTGTTGCTTCAGCAGGCAATGGGCCAAGGCCCCGAAAGCCAAGCCGCACGGGCGCAACTTTTTGCAGACAGCCCTGCAGCTTTGATTGCGCAGAGTGACGCGCAACAGGCGGCGCAGGCAGAACAGCAGCGGACGCAGATGCAGAACGAAATGATTGCAAATCTGTATCCTGAAGGAAGCAAAGAACGCGCCATGATTTTGGCGGGGGTTGGGGCTGCGGAAGCAACAAAACAGGCGTTCGCGCCGCCGCCTGAAGCTCAAGGCGCGAGCTCGCCGCTGGGGAAAATTGCAGCGGATTTGCAAGCAGGTTTTATCACGCAGGAGCAGGCAGACGCGGCCATCGCAGCGCAAACCGGCGGCATGACTGATTATCAACGCGCTCAACTGGAGGCGGCAGCGGCAGCACCTCAGGCGCCCGCAGCTCGCCCGATGAGAGAAGACCCGAACGGCGTGCTTCGGTATCTGGACGGTGCGCAAGAGCCGGTGTTTTCTAATGTGACAACCGCGCCCGCGCCCGCCAAGCCGCTTATTGGGGCAGAAAGCATGGGCCGCGTGGCCGCTGGTTTGCCAAACATGCGACAGGCCGTGACCGATCTCAAGTCAGCCTTGGGCGTAAATATTCAAGGCGGCACAGCAACCACGTCTGAAGGCGGCTATCGCCCCGACCAGGATTGGGGCGCTTTGGTGCTTGATAATATTCCGTTTACCGGCGACGTGATTGCGCGCGTTGCGGGCGGAGAGGATTACCAAAAGTTTGATAACGCTTATTCGACTTTCGAGGCTGCTGCGCTTCCGATTATGTCCGGCGCTGCCGTTACCGATTCAGAAGCTAAACGCGCCTTAAAAGCCCTTCGCGTGCGCATAGGCGACACCGATCAGGCTGTGGCGCGGAAAATGGCGAACATGGATCGCATGGTGTCCGGCCTGGAGGCCGCCGCTCGCGGTGACACCGCTGCGCTGCAATCAATTGTCGGTGTTGTAAATTCCGGCAGCACCACGACCGCAGCCAACGGCCTGCCACCCGGTTTTATCGTCATTGAGTAATCACTCAACCAGTCTGTATCCTTCGGGCGGTAGCGAAACTTCTGCCCGAGACGCCCGCTCAAGCTGTTCAATTCTGTCTATGATTGTGTCCCGCTCTTTCCAAAGCAACCAGACATTTGCCGCAAGGATCAGTGAAATCAGAAACGCAACAGACCCCACGAGTGACCGTTGATCCGCGCGTCTCTCGATCTCATAAGCCCAACCGTGCGGATCATTGATCCGTTTAGCCTTTTGCTTTACCTTCAGTTTATCAATTTCGCTGCCCAAGGGGGCTCCTATGGCTGGACCTGATTCGCCTAAGTATGCCGTAAATCCCGAAACTGGCCAAGTCATGCGCAATGACGGGACCGGCTGGGCCAAGGTCAAGACGGCAAAGAACCAGCAGGGCGAAATCCTCATTAACGAGGGCGGGACATGGACGCCGCTTCCCGGCCGCGCTCCCGCTGCGCCGTCCGGTTTTGCGGCTCCGCCCAAAATGTCGATTGCGCAAGCTGCTGACGTTGCGGGCGCGCAGGGCAAGGAGTTCGGGTTTGCAGACGAGGCGTCCGCGCTAAAGCGCTCGGTAGGAATCCCCAAATCAGCAGACAAGCTGTTTGAGGCTAACCCGTTTAACCGCTTCCTCAACATTGGCCTTGGCGCGGGCACGGCAATTGCGGACGCTGCCGGCGTGAAAATGTCGCCCAAATATACGCAGGCCAAGGACGCTGAAAACGCTCAACTTGCGCAGGCGCGCTCAGATCGGCCTGTCACGTCTTTCGTGTCTGAGGTTGTGCAATCCTTGCCCTATCCTGGCGGCGCGCTGCGCATGGGCGCCCCAATCCTCCGGGAGTCGGCCAAGATGGCAGGCATCGGCGCAGCGCAAGGTGGTGTCTATGGCTTTGGCGCTGGCGAGGGCGAGGGCCGCATTGAAAGCGCTGGCACAGGCGCCACTGTCGGTGGCGCTCTAGGCGCTGCCACCCCCGGCCTTGCGGCAGCAGCATTGCCTGTGGTGCGCGGCACGCGAACGGCGCTGGCCAACGCAACCGACGCCATTGTTGAAATGTTTGGCGGCACAGGAACAGCGGGCCAAGCCTACGCGCGGCAGGTTGCGGAAGCAGCGGTGCGCCGGTCAATGGAACGATCGGGCATGACGCCGGAGCGCATCCTTGAGACATTGCAGCGGTTCGGAAACAAGCCTGCGGTTCTGGCTGAAGTTATCGGGCAGGATGCGGTGAACACGCTCAGTTCCCTGACGCGCCGTCCGGGATCTACCCCGCAGGCTGCGCAGGACATCATTGCAGAGCGTATGGGCGGGTTCCCGGAGCGCGCCGCAGATGACCTTCGCCAGACGACAGGGCTGACAGACGCGCAGATCAGGGGCGAGTTTGGCCCCGAACTGGCAGCACGGCGCGAGGCAGCAGCCCCGGCCTATACCGAACTGTTTGAACAGCAGGGCGGCGTCACAAGCGACCGGCTGACCCAGCTTGCAGGAACCAACACGCTCGGCCCATTGATCCGCAGATCACAGGCAGCAGCCGAAGACCTTGCAGTGAGCCAGCGGCGCGACCCCGCCAGCGTGACCCCGCTGGAAGTCCTTGACCTTGCCAAGCGCGAACTGGACGACGAAATCGCCACGGCGCAGCGCAACCAGCAGAATGCCGAACTGTTCCGCCTGCAATCGCTTCAGACCGCCTTGCTTGGCGAACTGGACGAGCTAACTGGCGGGCAATACGCAGCGGCGCGCGACCTTGGCGGCGAGGCTCCGAGATTGCAGGAAGCCCGCACGCAGGGTGAGCAGGCATTGCGTCCCGGCGTCACGCGGGCGACCGTGAACGAGCAGGTCAACGCATTGAACCCGCAGGACCGGGCAGCGTTTGCCTCTGGCACGGCTTCGGTGATTGACGAAAGCATCGCAGGCGGCAGGATGTTGCCCCAGCGGTTCCGTCTGCCGGCCAACAGGGAAAAAGTCGAAGCTGCGTTTGGTCCCGAAGCGGGCGGCGAATTTGCCAACCGGATGACGGCTGAAGCGGAACTGCGAGACCTGGCTTCACGCTGGGGTCCGCGCCAAGGCTCGATCACAGGCACGGTGATGGAAAGCGGGCCTTCGGAAGCCCTTGACGATGGCATCAGGTTTGCGACGTCGATTGCGCGCGGCGACCGGATCGGTTTCATAAATCAGGCCGTTAGCTGGATGCGGCGCCGGGGATACAACCAGCAACAGATTGACGCGATGGGCGAGCTTCTGCTCTCCAATCCGCAGGAAGGGTTGCGTCGTCTTGGTATCCAGCTTCCCCGATTACCGGGCGGCGGCGGGGCAGCGGCGGCAGGCGCAGCGGCGGGCACG